TAAAGACGCGGAGTTTTCCGCCATAGAGGTTATTGCCAAGCTCGATCTCTACGCCCTTAACTCTCGCAGCAATATTCGCGACTACCACGAATACGCCTCGTCCTTAAATCCTCACGATGATTACAAGAATTGGCCTGTTTGCCATTATCCCGCTCTTGATATTTCAAACGAAGTGTTGAAGAAGCTAGGCGCAGAACACGCCAGCGACGTTGCTTGGTTATCAACAGAAAAAGCGCTGGCCGGGGAACATCTTCATGCTATTTACGATGAATCCTACGATCCGACGGATGTGCACGACCATAAAGCTCAAGTCGTCGGGTTTTTCGGCTATGAAGCTTTCTTGATGGCCGGAAGACTGAGGAAAACATATCGCCTAAAGTCGTTCGGGGAAAGATGGGGAGTGAACGATGGTTTTCCAGATCTTCAGATCTACTGGAATGAAACCAAGAAGGAAATAGCCAAACGCGCCAGGTCGCAGAATTCTGATGTCTAGGGGCCCATACCGGTTTGTTGATCAGTGGATCGAGCGTCAACCTACTTACGAGCCCGCCCATGTGACCGGGCTCTCTGGTCTACTTTGCTACTTCAATACGCCATTTTTTTCTCTTAAAGCGGTGAATCGTTCAATAACCTCCTTTATCGCCTTCGAAGTCATAGCCTTGCGACTCATTAACCATTCCTCAGTGAGTTCCTCGTTGTGAGTCACCTCAACCATTCCGTTGACCGGTTTGGAAAACTTCAACAGCCGATAGTGATTGCTTTCGATTTCTCCCATAACGCGGCCATGCGCCAGGGCGTCGCGGAGATCAACGAGATATTTGTCGAGAGGAGGGTTGGTTTCATTGTATTTATCGATCAGTCTGCCCAGCGGGTCGTAGTTTGTAAGATGATCTACCGGTAGTTCGGTACCTACCGCTACATCTAAGGGGAACGGCTGTTGATGCAGGCCGTCCTGGGCGTCGAGCGTATCGTGCAGGAACGACCTGATCATGAGTTCCAAGCCCTGTAGATTCGCTACGATCTTTCCCAGGGCTAGTGCGTAATCTTCTCCAAGCATGATTCGTCCTCTGAGTTTAAGTTTTGGATGCATGTGCCATAGCTTCATGGCTGCTATCAGCTATTCAAGCATAGTCGGTCGTTCAACATTCCTTACTAAGTCTCCGCATTTAGCGAGGCTTTTCATTTTTCGATCCCGCAAGGGTCGGTGTCGGACTGCGACGAACATGCCTGAAAAATCACCTGACTTCTGGGCGCAGGTCTGGCTCGTCCTGTCGAATCCGCTCTGGCAAGGAGCGATCATGGCCGCAACCATTTCGTTATTGCGCGTGCTGTATGAAGGGAAAGAGGCCAACAAATGGCGCGTCGTCCTTGAGGCGATGATCTGCGGTGCGCTGAGCCTTTCCGCCAGCAGCGTCATCGAATGGATGGCTTGGCCGTCGAGCCTGTCAGTCGCCGCCGGCGGCACGATCGGGTTCATCGGTGTTACCGCGATCCGTGAACTGATCATCCGATTCCTCGGCCGCAAGGCGGATTCACTATGAGCCTCGAACCCGTTGTTGCAGTTGCTAAGGTTGGCTCCACATTGCGAACCATTGCAGTTGCCATCGTGATTGCCATCGTGATGGGTCTGCTCATCGCCATCCAGCAGATCCGAGTGGTCACGTTGCAGGGCGCCGTTACCGTCGAGCGAGACGCCAAGCAGTTGGCCGTCGATGCCAACAAGGAAAGCCAGGCCACGATCACCACGCTGAAAGCTGAAGCTGCTCGAAATGCTGCGTACACCGCCGACCTGAGCAAGCGCATCAAAGCCAGCGAAGACAAGGCCAAGAAGGCCAAGAAGGAATTCGATGATCTCAAGCGCAACAGCAAACCTGTTCGTGATTGGGCTGCTCAGCCTTTGCCTGACGGCTTGCGCGGCAAGGCCGCAAGTGGTGACAAAGACGACAGCCATAAGGCTGGAAGCCCCTGAGCTGATCCCGTGCGAGCGAGTCAATGCAGACGATACAGATCTGCGAGACAACGGCGATGTATGGGAGCTGAAGGATCAGGCCATCAAGCTGCTCGACACGTGCGCTGATCAGGTCGATGCACAGATCGTTCGCAGTCAGAGCAAGTAGACCCCGGACTTGACCGGTCCAGGAGAGCAGCAGTGCCGAAGCTTACAACACTCAAGCCGCGTATTCAGACGATGGATACTGGAAGGCTGAACAGCAAGCCTGCCGCCCAGACTGGTGAAGGGTGGGGCTCAGGTCGAGGCGGACGGGCTTGGCGCCGTAAGCGCGAGCAGATCCTGCACCGTGACCTCTACACCTGCCAGTCGTGTGGCCGCGTGACACCAGAGCTAGAGGTTGACCACATCATCAACAAGGCGCAGGGCGGCTCAGACGACGACAACAACCTGCAAACCCTCTGTGCCCCCTGCCACAAGCTGAAGACCTCCGCCGAGTCGCTGGCAGGTCGCGGATAGCTTGAGGCACGTCAGTGGCACGATGTGGCACGGCATTGCCCCGACCATTCGTCGGGCTTGCACCGTTCTGGTGCTGGGGGGGGTGAATTAATAGGGTTTCCAGCCCTGCGGACACCGCCCACCCCGCATTCACAGATTTTTTTCCGCTCAGGATTTTTTGTTAATGGCTTTAACACCCAAAAAACGCGCGTTCATCGCTGCGGTGAGGGAAGGTGCGTCCAAAAAAAACGCAGCCATCGCAGCCGGATGCCCAGCAAAGACGGCTTCTGCGGCGGGCTGCAGGCTTGCGAAAGATCCCGATGTCATCGCCGAGCTGCACAAGCTCAACGCCCTGCATCCCGTTAACACCGATGTTAAAGGTGTTAAAGCTCCACTGCCGGTCAACCCTTACGATGTCGCGCCAGAAACTGTGAAGCCCAACGGCTTCGATTTGGCTCGCGCGCTGATGCACGCGGATCCGAAGGACTTCCTTCTGGCCGTGATGAACGATTTTGATTCGGAAGCAAAGCTGCGGGTGGACGCCGCGAAGGCGCTGATGCCGTTCGTGCATGCCCGTAAGGGAGAGAGCGGCAAGAAAGAGCAGGCCAAAGACAAAGCCTCTCAGGTTGCAGCGGGCCGGTTCGGTACCCGCAAGGGCCCATTGCAGTCAGTTAAATGATGGCGTGGTCAACAGCGTGTCCCGACTGGGAGCGCCGGATTGTTGCCCGCGAAAGCCTCATCCCGTTCGCGCCATTGTTTCCTGATCAAGCCGCCGAGGCGTCGGAAGTCTTCGGCGCCCTACGCATGGTGGACGCCACAGGCAGCCCGTTGATGTGCGAGACGGTGCGTTCCTGGGTGAATGAATTCGTAGCTGCGATCTTCGGCGCATACAACCCAGACACTGGGCGTCGGATGATCAGCGAGTTCATGCTGCTGATCAGCAAGAAGAACGGCAAATCGACCATCGCCGCGGGGATCATGTTGACGGCCCTGGTGATGAACTGGCGCATGTCCGGTGAGTTCATCATCTTGGCGCCTACCAAGGAGATCGCAGATAACTCCTACCTCCCGATCCGGGACATGGTCAAGGCGGACGAGGAGCTGTCGGCACTGCTCAAGGTGCAGGATCACCTGCGCACCGTGACTCACATGGAGACCGGCGCCACGCTGAAAGTTGTGGCGGCGGACAGCGAAACGGTCTCCGGCAAAAAAGCCATCGGCGTATTCATCGACGAACTCTGGGTTTTTGGCAAGCGAGCCAATGCCGAGGCCATGTTGCGTGAAGCCACCGGCGGCCTGGCTTCAAGGCCCGAGGGTTTCATTATCTGGGCGACGACCCAGTCCGATGCCCCGCCGGCGGGTGTGTTCAGGCAGAAGCTGCTGTACGCCCGCCAGGTTCGCGACGGTCTGATCGTCGACAAATCGTTTTTGCCGGTGCTGTACGAATTCCCCAAAGCCATGCTCGACGCTGGCGGCCACCGCGATGTCGTCAACGCTTACATCACCAACCCAAATCTGGGCCTGTCAGTTGATGAACCGTTTATTGAGCGCGGATTTACTCAAGCTCAGATCGACGGCGAAGA